ATCATCGCAGCGATCTGGGGAGACAGTGATGATTGAGCATCTACCAGAATGCCCAAGCAAGGCGATTGTGTGCGAAGGGGAATACTGCTATTGCGATTACGCGCACTTTTGCTGCTGCGATGCCCTCCGTGCCTGCGAGACGCGGGTGTTCGCCTTCCACCCGGAATGGACAATGACGGGGCTATGCAAGCCAGACTGCGCTTCCTGCCGCCGCCTGACTGAACTCATAACCGAATGGGAGCACGGCTACAAGAAAGGTCTAGACGCTGCACGGGATGCAGTGGAGGCGCTACCCGAGTATGCACTCAGGGATACCTGCATCGCTGCTATCAAGAGAGAACAGACATGACTGAGTGCCGCTGCCATCAATGCGAGGCATCCTTGGAACTTGCCGACGAATGCCACGACTGCATCATTCTCGGCAATACTCCCCTCAAGGACGGGCGAATACCTATCAAGAGACAGACACTCACTCACTGCAAGGACGGTCATCTTTTCACTGAGGAAAACACCTACTGGAGGAAACGAGTAGACAGACCGACGAAGGCATCAAGAATCTGCAAGATATGCAGGCTAGAAAGGGAGAGAATCCGTCGCTTTAAGGTAAAGCAATGAGCAATCCTCAAAAGAACAAGGGAGATTCATATGAGAGATCAATCGTGGACTATCTCAGGGAAAGCGGCTTTGGAGTTGATCGGACTCGGGCTGGCTGGGCAGATGACCGTGGAGACGTTCACGGAATTAGCAGAGAATCTGTGCCATTCACCTTCGAGTGCAAGAACCACCGTCGCGACAACCTCCCCGGCTGGATCACGGAACTCCACGCCGAGGTTGCCAACAATGGAGGAGTTCTTGGGGCTGTCATCCACAAACGTAGCGGGAAGACTGACGCATCTGCTCAATACGCCACTCTCCCACTCGGGATGCTGGTGCGACTCCTCAGAGAGGCTGGATACTCATAATGCCTAGCATGGTGACATGGAACGAGTACATGGTTCTCATTATCGGTGGGGGCGCGTGCTTCGCTATCGGATTCGTGATCGCACTCGTGCAGATATTCCGTGGCAGGTAAGCGCAAGGCCGCATTCGACCCGGGCATGCGGGACATCATCTTGGGTCGTTGCAAAGGGCACTGCGAGATATGCGGCCTGCCAACCGACTTCGGGCAGTTCCATCACAGGAACCCTAGACGCATGGGTGGAACTCGCAGGGAGACGCTAGGGCTAGCGAGTAACGCCCTTTACCTGCACCAGTCGTGCCACGAGAGGGTGGAGAGCAACCGCCATGAGGCATACGTCAACGGGTGGCTGCTCTACGCATCCGATGTGCCGAGCGAGTGCAGGGTGAAGTTGTGGGATGGGTGGTATCTGCTGTCGGATGACGGTAGCCTTCAATCCTCGTGAGCGGGGATCATCCTTAGCGGATGGCGGTTGGGAAGCCCAGCCCCGCTCACGGGATTCTCTTACGACAGGTCTATTGAGTTGCTGAGGTCGGCTTTCTTCATCCTCATCAGAGGAGGAAGGCCATTCCTGTACCTCCATTTGTAGGCCCACTTGTCGATTGTTCGATTCGATATTCCGGTGAGCCTTCCGGCATCGTGCGTTGAGTGCTTGGTCCTGAGTTCGTATGCCGCTTCGTCTCTTCCTCTGGTGAGGGTGTTTGCGAAGTCGATTCTCAGGTTGCTGATGTTGATGAGCCGGGCCGGGAGGTCTGGGTCTTTGCTGACGTAGTCAATCAATCCCTGCATCTCTGCGTATATGTCGCTATACTTTAGGCCCATTGCTTTAACTCCATTTATAGGGTAGACTAATAGAAACAACAACGAACAGGAGAGTAACATGATTGACGAGTACGGGATCAACCAAGCACAGTACGACCAACTACTCAAGCCGCTCCACCCCAGCCGCGTAGCCAAGCGATCACAGGCAGGACGGCAACTCAGTTACCTAGAAGCATGGGACGTCAAAGCCCACCTCATCCGCATCTTCGGATTCGGGGGCTGGTCATGGAACGTCCTCAAAGCCGAACTGGCGTTCGAAGAGCAGAACGAGAAAGGCAACTGGAATGTCGGATACAAGGTCATCGGACGGCTCTACATCAGCCAACTCGGATGCGACTACAGCGAAGCCGCTGTTGGTTCCGCGAGCATCCCTCAACGCGGTGAGGCTCACGACATGGCGATCAAGACAGCAGAATCGGATGCGCTCAAGCGAGCGGCAATCAACCTCGGAACCCAATTCGGACTGAGCCTGTACAACGACGGGTCGCTTGCGGATGTCGTCCACACCACGCTGGACAAGCCGCAAGCCCCCACTGAGGTAACTCTTCACCGTGAAGAGATAGTTGAGCAGCCGCCATCAGTACCTGACAACGAAGAATCAGGCATCTGGATCGAACGCATGAAGGCACTCATCGCCGACAGCGATGTATCCGCACTCCTAGAACTCAAGCAGGAGATGAACACCGAACAGGTCAACGACTGGGTATTCCAAGGAGTCACGCTCGCAAAGTGGCTTGACAAGGCAATCGCGCAGACAGGAAAAGGAAAATGATGAAAGACTATGGGGCACTCATCAGCGCCGCTATCCGCTCCTACAGCGACAGCAGCGACCGCTCAGTGCAGAGCGACAACGGGATACTCGGGCCATCGGACATCGGATTCTGCCGGCAAAAGGCAGTCCTCATGACCCGTGGGGTAGCGCCAACCGATTCGACACCGATCATGCCAGCAGCAATCGGAACCGCCATTCATAACTACACAGAAGCAGCGATCAAGGAGATGTTCCCGACATGGCTCGTCGGAAGCCTTGACAACATCAAGGTCACCGCTGTCCTCCCGTCAGGTGCTGAGATCAGCGGCCACCCTGACATCATCATCCCTGAGGACAATGTTCTCCTTGATCTCAAGACGAAGGACGGACTCGCGTGGGCCAAGCGTGAAGGCGCGTCACAGTCCAACAAGTACCAGCGACACCTGTATGTCCTCGGTGCCATCAACGCCGGTCTGCTCGACAAGACGAAGCCGATCTACGTCGGTAACGCTTTCCTCGACAGGTCAGGTAAAGAGGAACTCATCATCACCGATGTCGCTGAATACGATCCGACATTGACTGACGAGATCGACGGATGGGTAACGGATGTCATCTACGCCGTCACCAACAAGGAAGACGCCAGCCGTGACCTCCCATCCGCTGTATGCGAGAAAATCTGCTCACACTTCACTGCATGCCGTGGCGGGATGCAGATGAACGATGGTGGGGAACAGATCGAGAACCCTGAACTCGTCGCAGCGATCACCATGTACGTCGAAGGTAGGGACATGGCGAAGCAAGCGGAGCAGATGAAGAAGGAAGCATCCGCTATGCTCCACGGTGTCAATGGTGCTACGAACTCGTGGCAGGTCAGATGGGTTGATATCCAGCCATCGACAGTGGACTCGTTTGAGAAGCAGGGATACTCCCGGCTGGACATTCGGAAAGTCCGCGCAAGATAAAGACTCCCCTAGGTTGTTGGTCCCCCATCCTGTCAACCTAGGGTCGAGGATGGTGGGGGAGAGAGTTCTCTCCTGTTCGCTCTCCCTCACCACCATCCCGATGGGGCACATGGGAAGAAGGAAACTATGAATGACATACGAATCTGCTGGGCACACAACATCGCTGGTGATAGGTGCGGTAAGCGTGCCAGCCACAAAGGTAACCATTCGATAACGGTCGAGTGGGATGACAGCGAATGCGCCGAACCTAACGTGTTCACTCAAGTACCGGTGAAACGTGAACTAGCGCCGATGCCTGCACCGATTCCTGAAGCGCCGATCACTGACCCCGCATCATGTGTTGCGTGTAGTCATAAGCACGCCGCTGGTCCATGCAAGTGCGGATGCTACGAGTTCGTCGGATGAACCGCGACATCTACGTCCTCGGCAGCGGACCAACAGGCGACTACATTCAGCCCCGTTTCTTCGACGGAAAGATCGTTATCGCAACGAACCTCGTCGCTGAACGGCGAGGCTTGTACGACACCGACGCAACCGTCATCACACACAGCCACTACCACTCAGACATCTACCCACTCGCAGACAGGTATCCAAACCACCTGTTCTACGCACCGGAAGGTGACCAAGGGTTTGCTGGTAAACCAGAACGACTCCTTCCCAACATCCACTTCTACCCGCACCCACCCACCAAGTTCGATTTCCGGGTAGAAGAATCCATGCAGGGCGGTGGGTTCATCGTCGGATCAAGCAGCATCCACGGCTCCATGCACATAGCCGCCTACATGGGAGCGACAGCGATCATCCTCGTTGGTGCTGACTGCGGGATGCTAGACGGTCGCGCAAACATGGCCGGATACGACTCAGGGAACCTCGTCAACGACGACCCACGTATGTGGCTAGACAGGTGGGAGCAGCACCTACGGATGGTCAAGGCATGGCTGCAAGACAACTACGACGTAGACATCCACTCGCTGAACCCGTTCCTCAACCTCAACCTAGAAGGCCACACGTGGTCCTGAACATTGGATTCCTCACCCGTGACTGGACCGTACCCCCACCATTCGGTGCTATCCCCGGCGGATGCGCCTACTACCGCTGCTACCTCCCGATGGTTGTCTGCGGCCACAACGCCCAAATGGGACTACCATTCTTCGACGCAGTACACGGCTACGGCATCGTGGAGAAAGGGCACGTTGCCGCATACGGGTTCGACACCGTCATGCTCAAACTCATCATGGACAGGCAGACCCCGCACCAGATAAGGCTCGCCCAGCAGAACAAGGGGCAGCGGATCATCATCGACATTGACGACTACTTCGACGGGTTGACTCCAGCGAACAGGGCGTATGAGCGGACAAGTCCTGAGAGCAACAAGAAGTTCAACCGTGACTATTACAAAGAGTCAATACATCACGCCGACACCGTCACGGTGTCTACGCCGTTCCTGAAGAATCATTACTCGCAGACACACGACAACGTCGTGATGATCCGCAACGGCGTCAATGCCCACCAGTTCCGTCCACGCATACACAGACCCGGCAAGCCCGTCATAGGGTGGGCCGGGTCAACTGCGTTCAGGAACAACGATCTGGAGCAGTTGCGCGAATGGCTACCTGATCTGCTTGAGAAGCACGACCTGACGTTCCATCACGCTGGGGCAGGTGACCAGTCCATTCACGAGATCATCGGCATACCGGAGACACGGCTCACGAGCAGCCCCCTATGCCCCATAGACAAGTACGCAAACTCGCTGAAGTTCGACATCGGACTCGTCCCCCTCAACGACATCCCGTTCAATCACGCGAAGTCCAACATCAAGGGGCTTGAGTATGCCGCTTCCGGTATCCCGTTCATCGTCAGCGACCTGCCCGAATACCGTTTGCTTCACGAGGACGGGGCAGGGACGCTCGCCTCTACGCCCGAGCAGTGGACGCTGGCCGTGGAACGGCTACTGGACCACAGGGAGCGGAAGAAAGACGCCTATCGTGCGCGTATGGCCGTCCTGAAGGCATGGACGATTGAGTGCAGGGCCAGCGAATGGAACCAGTTGCTCAGTGGGGCATCTTCAGGATAGGCAGCAGGAACTTCGAACCATCCTTATCAGCCTTCGCAGTGAACGAGATATGGATATGGTGCGTGTGCCCATAGCCAGAACCACGGAACTTCCAGTTGCCTGCTGTCGCCGACGCAACCTGATCCTCGTACACGATGTGCGCGACACGGCCATTGTCCAGACCGAGACGGCAGTACTCGGCAAGTTGATGAGCGAACTTCATGTTGTCGCCCGGAGCGCCGAAGTCCTCATCAATATCAATTGCATGAACATAGCCGCTAGGGGCGGGGTTATGGTACGACCCTTTACCGTTCAACCCCCAGCCGCTGCGATTCGCGTGGGCGTTGTCACCGATCCAGCCATCGCTGGCCTTGTCACGCTTCGGGAACCTGAGATTCACCTGATTGCGGAGCGTCACCCCAGCAGCGCACAACCGGGCCATCAGAGATCAGCCTCATCGAAGTCCTCAGGAGCCGACGCGACATCCGCATCATTCGGGGTGATGTGATTCAACGCCACGCTAGGAGCAACAACCGCACCAATCAGAGCAATCCACAGAGGTGCAGCATCCTGCGACACCAGACCATAAAACACCAGCAACGGGATCACAGCCAGCGACACCATGTACAGGTGCTTACGATGCTTCGAGTCTTGCAGCCAGTTAGTCATTCGTTCGCTCCAAATGCCATTGAATGTGAGTATCGAGTTTGTTCTCAATACGATCCACTGCATCCCGCATCGACGCCCCCGAATTAGGGGTCACCTCATGCAGAATCTTTCCAACACGAACATCAATCAGCCAGAACAGGGCAGCGAACAAAGCAGTAACGATACCGATGATAGTGAATACTTCGTTCGGACTGTCCAACCATTCAGGCATGACGATTACTCCGGCGTTGGATCAGGGACGACGGGAGCGACGAACACATCATTCACGGAGTCGAACGTAAATCCCTGCCCCGCGTAAGTCCCTCTAAAGGAACCGCTATATGAAGTCTGCTCCCAATTACCTGCAAGGTTAATCGACGCGATGAACGCCTTACCCGCTGCATTAGAAGCCGGGTAGTCACCTCCACCGCAATCGCTGTTGTTGACGACAATGACTTGACGGACTATCCCGCCAGAGTCCACCTCAGCGAAGTGAGCCATGATCATTTCCTTTCATCATTGAATCATTATGTAAAGTTATGAGAAGTTTGTTTCTATACCGGGTAGCGAATAATCACGATGCCTGAACCACCTCTACTGTTCTTAGCGCCGCCACCGCCGCCAGTATTAGCCGTCCCATTCGTTCCAGTTGCCCCTGCGGCGCCACCACCACCAGAGCCACCGGCACCGTTCGATGTATCACCAAATCCTCCACCTCCACCACCAACCGCATAAGTGCCTGCGGTATAAGTACTTGAAGGTGTTGTGCCTGCCAGTGTGATAGTCGTGCCAGCACCACCAGCAGCACCTACTCCGTTGGTTGTAGACGCGCCTACTGCACCCGCGCCGCCTCCGCCTCCGCCGCCAGCAGTAGAACTGCCGCTCGTTGAACCGCCTCCGTTGTTACCGATAGATGCGAGAGCGGTACCACCAGATACTGATGTTCCGTAACCAGCGCCTCCGCCAGAGCCACCAGCACCGCCCTGAAGGGTGCCACCTCCTCCGTTACCTCCACCGGGAGAAATAAACGGACCAACATACGAAGCGATACCTGATCCTTGAAGCGGATTAGTTGGAGAACCACCACCAACCACCACAGTCAAAGTTCCAACAGGAAGGTATGCGTTGGTTACCTGCAACACTCCACCAGCACCGCCGCCGCCATAGCCCGTAGTGCTGCCACCGCCGCCGCCGCCAATCACTACTAGGTCCACGAAACCGGACGCACTCACCACCAGCGAACCACTAGACGTGAACACATGCGTTTTATAGGTACGACCGTTCACACCATCAGTACCGTTACCTGTGTACGTCTGTGTGTTGTCACCACCACTCGCTGCTACTCCTGCTGCGCTGCCTGCGGTTACGGTACGAACAATCACAATGCCACTACCACCAGCAGCACCATTCCCACCAGCCTGATTACCGCCACCACCGCCGCTGCCAGTATTCGGACTACCAACAACAGCCGCCACAGCACCGCCACCAGCACCCCCACCGCCGCTACCGCCAGCGCCGCCCGTTACTGACGCACCACCACCGCCCCCACCACCATATGTGACGGCACTACCCGTGATGCTGGATGAAGTGCCAGCACCACCAGCGCCGCCCGTCGTACCTGCCCCGTTTGCGCCAATTGCTGAAGTTCCCCCACCACCGCCCCCGTTAGTGAGAGCGGCACCCAAGCCTCCATCAAAGCCACCAGCCACAGATTTGCCTAAATACAAACCCGGATATTGTCCATCTTTGCCGCCACCATTAGCACCATTGCCACCAACACCAATGCCGTTATTACCGTTACCTCCACCAGACGCGACAAGGGCCGTTCCTATAACAGAATTACCGCCAACGCCTGCCAAGACATTGGCCCCAGTCCCCGCGCTTCCTCCAGCACCGATAGTCACGGTGTAACTTCCCGCGCTCAAAAATTGTGAAGTGAGAGAAACTAATTGTCCAGCACCACCGCCGCCGTTAGCCGCGTAGGCTGGCTGCGCTCCACCGCCCCCTCCAGCGCCTAGCATCAACACATCGACGACACCGGAATTACTCACAACTAGAGTGCCGCTCCCAGTGAATGTCTGTAACTGATACGTCAACCCACCCGATGAGTACGTTGTAGTAGTCCCACCACTCACAGCGGCATAACGACCAGCGACCGGGATAGTAGAACCAGCACCCGCTGCCGTAGACAACTTAGATATAGCCATCAGACTGCCACCCTCACTATTACGATGCCGCTGCCGCCAGCCTTTGCGTCATTCAAGTCTGACCCACCGCCGCCGCCTCCAGTGTTTGCTGTCCCTGCTACCGCTGCCGTTGAGTCACCTTGACCAGCGCCTCCGCCGCCTGACCCGCCAGCGCCACCAGTTCCTGACGGATCACCACCGCCACCACCGCCGCCGCCGCCGAATGCATACGATCCGGCTGAATATGTGCTGGCGGGATTTAATCCAGCAATAGTTGTCGTTGAACCGGCACCGCCAGCGCCGCCCGCCTGAACGGCTCCGGCGTTCCCTACTGCGCTAGACCCGCCACCTCCACCACCAGCGTAATTGCCGGAAATGGCTCCAGCCCCGCCGTTGTTTCCGAACGTCGCCACAAATGCCGTACCACCAGCGAGTGTGGAACCCCCTCCGCAGCCACCGCCGCCGCATCCACCGTCAACGCCCGCAAGCCGAGCCGGGTTGCTACCTCCACCTCCACCGCCACCGAGCATGGCAATCAGCCCAAGTTGTGTTGCTGAACCGCTGGCACCGGAATTATTGGAAGTTGTTGCACCGTTGGCACCACCGCCGCCAATTTTTACCGTATAGGTTCCGACTGCTAAATATTGCTGAGCGGCATAAGCAGCCCCCGCGCCGCCACCTCCACCGCCATCGGAGTATCCACCACCGCCACCGCCGCCAACAACCACGATGTCCGCGAACCCCGCACGGGTCACAGTCAAAGTTGAACTGCCCGTAAACGTTATGTACTTGTACCCGGTGTAGGTTCCCGTACTCGTATCAGAGAAATTAGCGGCCCCAGCGACACCACTCAACCTGTTACCGCTGAGCGTGGAGAATGTCATCAGGTGATCTCGCTTCCGAACACCGAGAACGAAACAGTCGAAGCAGACGCACTACACAACAGGTACTTATTGGTCGCGTCCAACGTCGCACCGAACGTCAGACCAACGGTGTCATTACCAGCGATCGAAGCCTGATACACGATGTAACCAGCCGCAACGAACGACGTCGTGGTAGACACAGAGATAGAGAATGTCGCTGCCGATGCACTCGTGTTACATACGGTGATCGTAGAAACGACAGTCGCTGTCGATGCGGGGACCGTGTACAGGGTGTCGGCTGTACCTATAACCCCCGTGGATGCGATCGCACCAAGTCTTTTATACGAAGTAGCCATGTCAGGCAACCTTTCTCTTGTGGTATCGGGCCAAACTACATGCTTTACAGGAACGAGTGCCAGCAGGAGTTATATACAAGTTATCCCCAGCGTACTCGTGTCCGCTTGGGCAATGAGTTACCACAACGCTAGATCGCCTTTTGAGGTTCTCTTGGATTGTTGCAACTGCCAGATGATTAGGGTTAACGCACCTACGGTGCTCACACTCGCCACCCTTTTTGCATTTGTTTGGATCATGGCATAGATGGTCGATAGTCATCCCGTCTGGGATGGGACCATTGGCTCTCTCGTAAGCCCAGCGGTGCGCCCTGACGCCGTGGTTTTTGTAATCGTAGAAGCGACCGTAGCCGTTGGGGTAGAGACTCCCCGCCCAAATGGAGCAGCCAGAGGGCGCCTCTTGCACCTTCTGGTCGAATCGAACCGCTGCATCTACCATTACGCACCAATCAGGAGGAGCGGGTTGATGCCGCCCTCGTTAGATGATACTGGTTCCCAAATACTATTGATGTACGACAGCATCATTTTGCTGTCAGTTTCAAGGATCGTCTGATTCGCTACCGGAGAAGCAGGGCGAGTAGCCGACGTGCATACCGTGATGTGCAGCGGTGAAGTATTCACATGCGCATTTGCCTCATCAGCATCAGTCGCAGTGAACACATGTTCGATGACAGCGTTCGATGAATGAGCAGTGATACTCGTATCATCCGCTGCGCGACCATTCACCAGACCACTGTTGTAGACAGTCAGGACATTGGAAGATCGTGAAGTACAGAGAATCTTCTCCTCATTTGTCTTACCACGATCAATGACAACGAAGAACGGCCTGCCACCAGTACCATCAGGCCAGTTAGTAAGGTCATCGCAGTAGATCGTGAGATTCGCAGTAGAACCGCCAAGCGCAGTAGTAAGTTGCGCTGCCTGAGCCGCGCCCTCGTAACTTCTTCTCATTGAACCTCCTCGCAAACCAGCGTGAACAATCCCTGCCAAGAACGGCCATTAGCGGTGAGTTTCTCAGGATTCCACATGAAGTCCTTCCCATGCACCTGAAATGCCCTGCCTGATTCTTGCAGAGTGAACAGGTTCCCGTTCTCAACGAGAGACACCAGCGTGTCAAGGACAGCGAGACAGTCCCTCGTGTACTTCACGCCGTCGATCTCAATGTCCTCATAGTTCATGATCGGGAGAGTCCAGCGGGAAGCCCTGCCGCGCACAGGAATCGCACGCACTTCCCACCGAGTCATCACAGGACCAGCAGTAGTGGACGTAGACGACCGTTTCAGCACGAACCGTCCATCGAACCTGGAGAACTGAGTGCCGTCCAGTGAGATGTTGCCGGATCGAATAGTTCCCTGCTGGCTCATGTCAACGATACGGACATACCCAGTGGAGTCGTAGGCGATATCCATGTCGATCTCGCCCTCAAGGGGAAGCCATTTCGCCTGCGAGTACAGGCCAGTCTTCAAGTCCTCCACGCTGAACGACATTGTCCCCTGCTGCAACCAGCCACCGGCCATCAGGTCGCTGCCCTCAATCCACACGCCCGAGCCGTTGATAGCGAACACTCGCTTGTCTTTGAACGTGACGACCGAGTTAACGACCTTGCCAGTCTCAGTGATAGCGCACATGTCCGAGGCGTAGGCAGGGGTCAACTGAGTGGTTGTCGATACGGAAAGGTCAAGCCGTCCAAGGCCGCACACCGTGCCCGTAGGAAACAGGTCGCTCTCCGACTCACCATAGGTGGACACCATCTCGCTCAACCCGTACCAGACGAACCTGTCCTGCCCCTCAAAGCACTTAACCGGGGCAGTAGTAGGGATCAGGGGACCGAGAGTCAGATCACCGCTGGAGCCGTTCTCAGTCGCTACCCGAATGCCCTTGTCAGTGCCGATCAGGATGAAGCCCAGATACTGATCAATGCAGTATCCGACCTCACCATCAGGAAGAGTGGCCGCGACAATGCACGGATTCAGCCCAGTGCCATCCTGCTTAATATTCACCCTATGGACAACAGACCTGTCACCCATGCCACCCAGTACATAGATGCACGAGTTGCCGCTCGCCGACGACTGCCAGCGGAAACCAGTCTGAGGATGCGTGTATATGAGCGTCCCAGCCCCACCGGCAGTTATGTCATACAGTTTGTTCTCCTTGCCAGCAAGAAGGTAGTCCTTCTCGTAAGCGATGAAGGAAGCATTCACATACGTTCCCTTTAGCACAGGTGAAGCGGCAGGACCATTCGTTTGATACACCGTGCCGTCAGAAGAAAGAGTCGTAACCTGCAATGCAGTATTCGCAATATCAATGAACGCGGCAGTACCCACAGTAGTTGAGGCTGACGGTGAAGACGCTGATACCGAGTTGTACCAGTAAATAATGTTTGAGTTCAGGACAGCAAGTTTCGTGTCATGAGTGGTAAGCCACACGCTCCCCGAATACGTACCCATCTTCCTCGTCTTAGGTAGCAGCGAAATCTCCCACTGAGTCCACGGATTGATACCGAATGATTCCTTATAACGGTACGGAAGCGCGTTGTCTCGATCAACGTTCGACTGACCGGAACCAAGATGCCACGACTCTGCCTGCTGACGCCACACATCCTGAGGCAGAAGCAGAAGATCACGGGCACTTGAAGGGTTCCGCTGCTGCAACACCTCGAACGCCTCGCGCTTGTAACGGCCAGAGCCATACGCATCATCAGAAGTATTCAGCAGGTAAGGGACACCAGCAATGCCGACAACGCTAGGAGAGAACGAGGAAGGCAGAGCGACAGTAGTGAAACTGTACGGTTCGCTTAAAGTGTCAGTGATCTCCAATGCCATTACATGCTCCGCACGATAGGCACGCGCTGGATAAGGCGAGCGGCCTCTTCCCAGATACGCATCTGGTGATCCTTCTCAACCAACTGCGCGATAGACATGTTCGACCCACCGCCGACCTCACCGGCACGACGCGAATCACCCTGCTGCTGTACCTGATTGCGTCGGGACTCAGTCGTCCGAAGCAACGTCGCTAGGCATCCCAGAGTCGGGATATCGACCATCGTTGCTGACAGCCCGCACACGTCATTCACGTTGTCGTCAAGATTCGATGCCTGATGAAACGGACTCTTGTACAGGAACTCGATATCAGTTCCCGAAGGAATGTTCCGAAGCAGGCGAATGATTGTTCCGCTCACCCCAGTCTGGATACGGTACGACTTCTCGGGTATGTCGATCCACACATCAGTAGTCCCCGGCATCCGGTAACGGACCCTCAGTATCCCAATCATGTCAAGCGCAGCAGTAGGTGCGTTATACGTCTGATACGTAGGATCAACCGCTGCCTGCCAAGAGGCAATCTTGTACAGGCCATGCTCAGGCGTGGACAGGCGCAGAATCTCCTGATTCATCGTCTCGAACATGTACCAGTCAGTGACGCGAGGCTTGATCAGGACGAAGTCATCCGCAGACACGGCCTGCTTCGGAGAATTATCATAACCGGGAATCACAAACACGGTATTCGTGGACGCTTCAGTGCCTTTCACATACCAGACATTCAAGTCGCTGGAAAGAGCCATGCCGGCAGTGATGCCAGTTACGTCCAACTGCATCTTGATCTCAGTAGCACCAGCGACAGCATTCTCAGCGACCAAATTGATCTGCTCAGTCATCGACCCATACGCCATGCGCCGAGTATCCGAAAGCATGTCACGCATCGTTGTCATGCCGCACTCCTCACCGTGTACCAGCCATCGCCCCACAGCCCAAGCAGGCGATTGAAGTAACGCTCGTACTTTACCGCTGTACGCACAAGACTGAACCGCTCAAACGCAATATCCCTGATACGCGCCCTATCAAGACTCGGTGCGGCGATAGCGGCATCCATGAACTCGCCGAGTGTCCTGCACCTGAACCCAGTGACACCATCTTCTACAGTCTCAGTGAACGCACCCCAGTCAGTGGTGATCGCTGGAGTACCGCACATCATCGCCTCAGGAATCACCGTTCCATACGGTTCCACATACAGGGTGGGGGCAAAGATCGCCTTAGCGTTGCGGAACAGGTCAGCACGATCCAAGCCAACCGGACCCACATACTCCCCATACGAAGGCGGTGTCCCCACACCTGCGATGATCAACCGCTGCCCAAGACGTTCAGCGACCATGCTCGCAATGTGCGCACCCTTGCGTTCAATGAGCCTGCCAATGAACATGAGGTACTCGCCCTGCTCATCACCGGCACCATCACCAAGAGTGAAGTCGTCCTCATCAATGTAGCCGTGGATCACAGCGTCATAGAAGTTGCCGTCAAGCGTCGCAGCATTCGTTGTCGTCGTCCCATACACGGTATGCATCCACGCATACGACTCAAACACCCGATACTTAGCAAACGTCCCCGGATACCCGATACCGAACTCAACAGTCATCAGATCAGGATTCATGTCAGCAATCTGCTTCTGAGCAGACCCACCGATAAGGCAGATGAAATCCTTCGGCTGCTTCCGCTTCGCTATCTCCAACCCGGCAGCAGTATTGAAACGAACCCAATGCGACAGCGAAGAATCAAACGACGACATCGTGTAATGAGTATCGCCGACAGCGGCAGCACGCTCATACTCGCTGATGCACATGACATGCTCATCGCATTCAGCATTGTTCTGCTCACCTGAATACAAGTAGACAGTGTGGCCTGCCTGCTTCATCATCTTGCAGAACTTGCGTACCTTCATCGTGAACGCGCACGCAGGATAGTCATCAGTTGTCTGAGTGAATGGCAGACCAACGACATGGAACCGCATCACATGCCGCCAAGCATCAGGATTGTGGGGATCGGATCGGAACCGACACCGGCAGGCCCAGACGGTCCAGAAGCACCAGTAGGTCCGGTAGGTCCAGCGACAGTGGAAGCAGCACCAGTAGGGCCAGAGGGGCCGCTAGGACCACTCGGGCCAGTAGCACCGGCAGGACCAGTCGCCCCACTCGGGCCGGTGGAACCAGTCGCACCAGTCGCACCCGCTGCACCATTGGAACCAGCCGGTCCACTCGGGCCACTCGGACCAGAAGGCCCAGTCGCGCCAGTCGCACCGTTCGCGCCATTACTGCCAGACGCACCAGTCGCACCAGCAGCACCCGCAGCACCACTCGGGCCACTCGGGCCTGTCGGGCCTGTCGGACCCACAACGGGACCAGCATTCGTCCAACTACTCGTGTTAGCGGACCACACGTACAGGTTCACGCCAATGATGTACGCATCGCCCGGAACGCCAGTAGCAGGAAGCAGACTGGTATTAGCGAGCGTGCCCTTCACATTCAGGCCAGTACCGACCGGACCAGTAGGGCCAGTAGGACCGACATAACCCTGCGGGCCTGACGGACCAGACGGCCCCACCACACCCTGAGAACCAGTCGGCCCAGACACGCCAATTGGACCCTGCGCCCCAGTAGGGCCAGTCGCTCCAGCCGGACCAGTAGGACCGGGAATCGTAGACGACGTACCAGACGGACCCTGCGAACCCGTCGCACCAGTCGCACCAGCCGGACCACTCGGACCACTAGGACCGGCAGGAACCCCGTTAACTTGCGACTGCACTGAATTAATAGCGTTAATGATCAGGTTCGTGTCAGACGTATGACCACTATCGCCAATAGCGCGATTCGGATCAGGCAAAGTCAACGGCATCTGATCTCCTAATACACATCCTGATAAGTGGAACTGTACGTATCCACAGGAACGACCTCACGCCAAGTGTAGCCAGCATCATCCAAAGCAGTGTATTCAAACGAACCAACATCGCAACGGAAATCAGTACCACCAAGAATGAACGTGTGAACATTCACATCCTTGATCTCATTATTCTCAAACGTCTGCCGCTCAACCACAGTCCCATCGTCATAGATGATGACACTGTTCTGGGCAGGAGGGCCGAGGAAGAACTGCCACAACGGAGACACACCGGGACCGGGATCGACCCGAGGGCCATACGTTCCACGCCCAAGCAACTGAACAACAGCCATCAGCAGTCCCACGCCCTCAACGACTTATTGATACGGCTATTCGGATTCTTCGCAGTCTTAGCCGAAGTATTCACCCGCTTCATGCCCTCCATACGGGCACAGAACGACTTCCTGCGGGCAGCGGATTTAGGCGACTTCTTCGCTTCAGCCTTCTTCACAGGCGGCTTCAAGTTCATGCCCTGCTTCTTCGCAGACGCACGACCAGCAGCATTCAATCCCCCTTTAGGGTTCTTGCCCGCTTTCCGCTGCCACGCAGGAGTAGCCATGACTAAATAAACTCACCAGTCACATACGTGACAGACGGTTCAACAATAACCTGCTTACCACTACCGCCATTCGATCCGAAGTCCTGAGGACCGATCTTCTTATCGTTCGGGGTGCAACACCCACACTTCATGCACATCAGCGAGCCTTCTTCCTCATAGCCATCTTCTTCATAGCGATCTTCTTGCCGTATTCCTTAGACATAGCAGACATCGGTTCAGAGTTCTCATGCTTCTTCATGGCCGTCTTGGACGCGTACTTCTCGCCAGTCTTCTTCTCGATGAAAGCAGGCATCTTCTTCGCAGTCTTCTTCGCAGGCATTAGATACTCCTAACCTTTCTTCTTAGCGGCATTCGCTGCACGAGTACGAGCGCCCTTCTGAGCAGGAGTCAACTTAGCCTCATACTTGGCCAAAGCGGCGTCTTTAGGAGGCCGAGTCGTAGCCGGTCGCTTAGTCGGGCCACCCTTTTCCGTCAAACCACGGCTAGGAGGACCACTCGGCTTAGGCCGACCATAAGAAATCTTCGCACCGCCAGTAGTAGCACGAGCCTCAATAGCCTTAGGCGAGCCAGTGGCAGCCCTAGGTGCCCTAGGACCAATAGCCTTAGCCCCCTTAGCACCTGCGCCAAGCGCCTTCATACCAGCAGCACCAGCACGAACACCCATTCCAACACGGGTCGCTACACCTATACCCGGAAGAAGGGAAGCCATGATAAGAGCACGCTCACCAATCTGGTCTGACTCTTTTTTAAACTGCCTTGAAGGATACGGACGAGGCTTATTGTTGATAGCGCGTTCCTTAGCAGTAACACCCGGCAATGGCCTTGTATTACCAGAACGGTACGGAGCCGCCATATCAACAGGCTTTGGCTTACGCTCGCCCTGAAGCAGAGGCCCACGGTTAGTACCCGAGTCTCCACGAGGCTTTGGGCGAGGGTTACGGTCTGCCTGCATACGAGGGCCACGATCAATCATCTTGCTACCGCTATTGCCACCGCCCTTGCTACCACCGCCAGCGCCGCCACCACTGCCAGAGCCAGAAGAAGATGGCTTAGCAGCAGAAGCCTTCTTAGCAGTGACACGAACGCCGTTCTTATACACGGCAATATTGCCACCACCCATATCAACACGACCAGTAATGGGCTTACCCATCGGGCCGTAAACTTTACCGTTCTTGTATTCAGTACGGCTGATAGCGATCTTTCTAGTAGAAGCAGCCTTAGCACCGCTAGCACCAAGTTGCTTCTTCGTAAGATTGAAACTCTTCTTATTCCCATAGTCACCAACACCAGCAGTGATGTTCTCGGTCTTGCTGAACCTCTGCTTCGTTCCCTTTTTTACCGGCTTATTGATAGCCATTACTTCCTCCGTAGGCAGGTATCGAACCAAGGCTGCCACCCCCCGCCCGAAGACGGAGGGTGGCGCGCCGCTAGGAAACGAGCGAAGAACTCGTCCGAATGTGAAGCAGGGCATCAGCGCGGAAGATGCTGTAACCCACGAGGTGATACCAGCCGACAGAAGCGAAACGACGCAACTTATCGACAACCGGAGCGACAACAGTCTTCGGAGTCGGCCCGAAGCCGGGAGCCGTCGAATACGCCTTCGCAAGAGCCTCAGCACCCATCAGGTAACCGAAGCCCTGCGAGGTAAGGTGATTGTTCACGACAAGGCGAACGCCTTCATACGTGCCAACCTCTCCTTGGAAGATGCTGTTGCCAGCGGTGTTGTCACCGTTGTAGCCGACCATCCACCGGAAGCCGGTATCGGTCGACTCAGACATCAACTGCTGCGCCTGATACGGGGAGATGACAGCAACATAGTTGCCGCCGCGCATCGGACGGACATTCGCTGCACGGAGCCGAGCAACACCCTGACGGAGCATGACGCCCGAGAGGTTCGCCGAACCATCACCGATAGACCCGACAGTCGCCGTAGAAGCATCGTCGTACGTGATGGAAGTCTGGCTGAGCGCGACACGAGCGAGCGTATCGATGGAGAGACCAGCGTTGTATCCCACGCGCTCCGCGATAAGCGGATCAAGCGAGATCATGCTGGTCCCACGGATAAGCGCCGTGTTCGTGACAGCCGTGCCGTACTCACGCATCGACACGGTAAGCGCCTTAGACGCCATCGTGATCGAATCGACATCGAGGTTCTCAAGGAGCGGAGTGGTCTGCTCAGTCAGGTCATCGACGAAGGAGAAACGAACCGAACCACCACGATGCGTGGTGTTGCTTGCCCGAACCGTGGCGAACTGATCGAAGATAAGTTCCGGTCGGAGAGCGGGGTAGATCGCAAGGTCGTACGCCTTGGTGACGAACTGCGAACCAAGGGTGATGTCAACGACCGGAGCCGGTGCGTTGATAGAGAGCGGACCCGCTGCGGTGACAATCTCACCGGGCGAGTACATCGGAGAGGTGGCGGGACCATTCTGGTTCGCGCCTGCGGTGCCGGTTCCTGCTGGCATGATCTAAGTCCTTTACTGTTCGGTAGCGATTGGGATTCCGTACTGTCGGGCAACTTCCATCATCGCGTCCACACCGCCCTCTTCCATCGCCTGCTCTAGGCGAGAAAAGGCCGCATCCTCAGAAGAGTCCTCATAGATAGCCCCGGCAGAAGCAGTCAACACACGCTGCTGCGCTGAAGCGATCTCTTGGTTCTGAGCATTCTGTGCCGCTGACTGCGTCTGAATAAAACCAGCCTCCATAGCGGCCTGACGCACCGCATCCGCTGTCAACTCACCTTCATAACCCTTGGCAAAATACTTCATCCGTGGGTCATCGGTGTCGATGCCAGCCTTAAAGAACGCAAGTTCACGCTTCAGTTGCTGATTCTCCGACTCCAACTTCTTGCCCTTGTTCGCTGCCCTGCGAAGACCCCTTGGGGATTCGCTGGCCTCGGACTCGTCAACCTCGTCGGTGTCGTAATCTTCATCCGCATAATTGATGGACATGTTGCCTTCCCTTTCCTTGACGCGACAAGACTGGGAGAGTCTTATCGGAGGTATTCATTAAGACATGCCAGTCACAGGTCGTGAGGGCATGGAATTAGATAGACAGCCGCTTATACGCGGATGCAGGGGCCAGACTGCACCGGAAAGGCTTTGAAGTAGCACACCCGCTTCTCAGCAGGGCCATCATCAAGCACTATGCACAGTATACGCACACTCGCCTATCAGAATGCAAGACCCTATGTCAACGAGTTGATGCAGTACCTAGACCGGCAACGCCCTGCTGAGTCTGCAAGAACTCACCACCACCTTGGAACCTTCCAAGACGACCACCGATAGCGCGTTCAATTTTCTTCTTAGCCGCTACATCCCCACCAAGCGTCCCAGCGATAAGTTCCTGCTGAGTCGCTACATCACCAGCACCTGCGGAAAGACCAGCCGACTCGGCTACAGTCTTAAACCCTACCTGCGCTTGTTCCGTAGTAACTCCGAGGTCTTGCAGGTTCTGCGCCCCGAACACATCAATACCAACACCCTGACGAGTAGCCTCAGTGCCGATCTTTGCCGTAGCGACCTGCTTCTCAAGCAGAGGCATCGCAATATTCGGGTCAAGGAAATAAGCAGTAAGACCACCAGAGCCAATGCTGTAGTAGTCGTTCAGAGTCTTTTTCAAGTCCTCTGGAGCCTGCAAAGAGTTCGCTGCCGCAAGAACAACACGGTCATTCAACTCAGTGGCAGCGACCTCATTCGTCAGAAGATTGGTCACGTTGTTCATCAACATGTCCTTAGGAAGCCCGTACTGCTGCTCCAACTGAGCCGCAGTCTGCTCATAGTTGATGTATGCAGCCTCGCTGATACCACGTTTCTTGGCATTCAAAGCATCCATTGCAGGGAAACGCTGCTTGTACTCAGGCGTTTCACGCAGAAGAAGTTGAACCGTATCCGCAGAATATCCCTGCTGCACGTACTCAACAATCTTGGAGTACAACGAAGTCAAACCGTAAGTGGAAAATATTGCCTTGACAGCGGCAATAGCCTCTTGATCTTCCCTAGCCTTCTGCCCCGCCGCACGCCGATCTTCCCAGTTCCGCTGCTCCTGATCGCGGAGAGAAGCCGCCGCATCAGCCTGACGTTGAATATCAGCCTCGGTAGGAGCGGCAGGACCAGCCGGTGCAGCACCAGCAGGAGGGGCAGTATTTAATGCTTCCCAGTTGACACTGCTTGGGTCGAACTTTGTTGCATCGAAAGCATTCCCAAACTCAGACATCACTGACCCCTAAACCCGAACATCTTGAGGACCGTACTAGCGACAGAACTTGTCTCATCAGTAGCCTGCTTCGTCTGCATCCAGCGAGGATCGGAACGTAACTTCTTCTCAAAATCCCACAATCCCATAGGGGCAGGGTTACCCTTATCATCAAAACTGCTCAATGCTTCGCGAATGTAGGAATCATTGAGATTGATTTCATCAGGATTGATTTCAAAAGTCCTCGCCATAGTATTGATGTATCCAGACGCAAGATCAGCGACATTGACGCCAGACTTGATCTTCTCAGCGTACGGAGGCCACAGCGAGGCAGCCTGATCCCGTAGATCGCGCTCCCAGTCTTCCTTCGTCTGAAGGCCAGTAGCCACAGACACAGCAGCAGACCTGTAGTAGTTATCAGACATCTTCAAGCCATTGCTTGTCGCTACAGCCTTAAGGCTGTCTTGAAGATTACCGGCAAGACCCTTCAACGAACCCTTCTCATTGAACTTAATGTCCTCAGAAAGAGCCTTCGTCATCAACGCGGCGCGATCCTTCGCGTCCCAACCCTCATAGATGTACCGCTGCGTATACCCATCCAACTGCTCAGGAGTAAGAGCAACGCCAAGATTTGTAGCAGCCTGCTGAACCGTCTGCTTCGCTGTCGCCTGAAGATCAAGCCAGTCAGCGCCACCAATCGCCTTCTTAGCGAACGCAAGTCTTGCAGGCTCGCTATTGTTCCTATACCAATCCGAAGACTGGATGGCAGCCTTGAACTTAGCGGAAGTCCAATTCTGGGCAATTGCCTGCTCAAACAGCGGCGTCAACTCAGGAACGTTGTAGATGATCCCAACAGCAGACTGATACTCAGCAGCCAACTCCTCCCGTGACAGCGTGTCAGGAGTCTCTGCCGCTGCCGTAGCAGCCTTTGCCTCTCTGCGCCGACGAGCAATCTCAGCCTTATTCGGAGCCATGCTAAACCTGCGCCTTCAACGAGGAAACAAACGTATCCAGAAGAGTGGTAGCCGCCTGATACTCTCCAGCGCCTTCCTGCCCCTGAGCGTACTGCTCAGCGAATGCGGACGGGTTGAACCCGCCTCCACTGACAGCGATACCGTCTTCTGTCACTTCAGTAGAGGTAGGAGACTTCATCTGTCTCTTGTTCAACGCAGTCTCAAACGCCATCAACTCACGCTCATTAGCCTTACGCCCGAGGTAACTCTCAAGCGCCTGATCAACAAGCAACTTAGCCGTACCGGGATCAGTCAGATTCACTTGACCCTTAATCGCTGGAGCGCCGCTACCCCCGGCTCCGCTTCCTCCAGAACTGCCAGCGGGAAGACCGCCAAACTGTGAAATCTGAGCAATCATTGTGTCAAAGGCTTGGAACGGAGTAATGCGAAGACCCTCTTTAGTTAGACGGTCTGACGCAATATTCAACGCCCTAACCCAAGCATTCTCTACATATGACTCATCCCACCCATTAGGAAAATACTTGTTCAATGTTCCGTAAAACTTCTTAGCCTCAGCATCACTGAACGAACCGAACTTGTACTTTGCGTCAGCAACCTTCTCAAACTTGTCAATAGCCTGACCTTGCCTGCCGTACTCAGTACCAAAATACACATACCCCGGCGCTTGCGGAGCGCCACTCTTGGCAAGATCAAACCTCTGCTGCAACGGAGTCTTCCCACCCCCAAGAGACATCTTCCGCTCTTCATAATTCATTGGACCCGTTGACATGATCACTGACCTCCAAAAAACTCTGTCGGCTTAAGAAAACCAGACTCATCAACAGCAGCATTAGGCTCAGGCGCTACCGCTTGATCGTATACCGGAGCCATAGAGAACATACTCGTAGACGGAGCAGTCGGGTCTTCGTCTCCATCAAGATAACGATTAGCCAACGTACCCCATTTATTATTTGAATTAATAAGAGAAGTTCTAAACGCAGCCCATTCTTCCTTAATCGCTTTGCGCTCTTCGCTAGTAGTTGCAGCATCGATAGCGGCAATCACCTGAGGACGAACCGTCACATACTGATAGGCAGCGGTCCAAACCGGGTTCTCGGAATGATCGGCCATGAACTCCTTGTTCCCAAGCGCACGCTCAAGAGTCTTCACGGCATCAACAACACGAGTAGAACCAAAACTGATGTAGTCGTCATACCAGCCGCTGAACAATGGGTTGCTCTGCGCAGCATCTATGAAGTTCTTCTTGTTCTGCGCTAAATCTTCTGCCCCGCGAGACTGAAACGAATTAAGTCCACGCTGCTCAAGGATTGCCTGCTGCTGGTCCATGAACTTGATGAACTCAACCCAACCGGCAGTACGGGAAGCCTCAACCTGTACTTGAGCGGAAGTCTGCAACTCCCGGTACGTCCTGTTCAAGCCGGGAATCTTGTGAGTTGACTGCCAAGTCAAAGCGGAAGGGTCATACTCGGCATTCAAATCCCCATTGATGACGATCCCAAGAACACCAAGATTCTGCTGAACATCAGGAGCCAAGCCCTCAATTAGAGACGAATACTTCTTCGACCGCGTAACTGCATCCATCGTAGGCATAGCGCCAGCAACGTTCTTAGTGGAAGACACTTCGCTGGTCATTGACAGGATCGGCCCAAACTGCTCGTGAAAGTTCCTATCCCCGTCTTCCTTGTACAAACGATCATATGACCGACGAACATCGACAAGAGGATCAATAACCATTTCGTACTGCGGAGGGGTAAAAGCGGCAAGGTTGCCGAGAAAGCGAAGGATAAAGAACTTGTTTGTCTTGTCAGTCAACTCCTCAGGCGTCGGGAACCCATCCCGTTCCCCTCCCAATGCACGAAGGCGTTCTGTCTGCATAATCTTGTTATACGTTCCGGCGTAAGCAGAAGAACCCATGCCCTGCCATATCTGGATCAACTTTGTTGCAGCAGGCGGGGCGATAACGTTCCAAGACAATGGCTCAGGAGAAGCACCCCTGTCCTCGCCGTACACCCATGTCTTCCAGTTGTCCCAAATCTCCTTGCCAACATCGTCGCCTGCAAAGTTTGTTAGCCAAGACGGAGTGTCAATAGAAGCCCCAAACCACTCGTTTTTCATAATCTCGGATACGGGGATAGCACCGATTGGCCCCATGCGAGGAACAAACCCAAATGCACCAGTCTCAGGGAAAATTACGTTCAATCCAGTTTTAGCAACTTTTGCGTTAAGAATTGCGTCAATACCAAGCGTATCGCGTACAGACTTGGGGATGAATCCCAACTGAATCGGGAAGACAATATTTCCCTCTTCATCCTCAATATTCATTTTTGCTGGCATGTTCCATACGGCAGCGATCATCCCTGGAAGAGCAGGATCACGCCACGCTAGTTTGCCAAGAGCAGTGGCAGAGTTCTGCGTAGCGGAAATAAACGGGAACAAAACTTCCCCATAAGCGCCAAGATTTGTGCGACGGTCAATCGTGTACAGCCAACTTTTCGTCTCCTGCAACGCCCGACGATGAGCCATCCTATGGATTGAATCAAGTTCACGGGCCGAGATGAAACCAGAAGGCGACTGTGCCTTGATCACATTGACAGTCGTAGCGACGTAATCTCGGTAGATGCGTCCATAAAACGGTCCACGGACCATGTTGTCCTCGGGGATAGTCCCAAGAACCTTGAACATCTTTCCTGCCGCTGCATTCAGGCTTTCCCTGATTCCCTTAAAACCGACCTCTTCAGCAACGTTGCCGATAGCAGGCATTAACTGATCCCTGTAAGCAGGAATGTCCAATAGCCGTTTTACGTCAGCACCAGAAACGTTTGAGAGCCTCAGCGCGTCCCTGAGGGCAGGGTTGGGGGCAAGACTTTCAAGACGGCTCACAAGCGTATTGACGTAGCCCAGAGCGCCATCCAGCCCCGTCGTGTCAAAACCGGGAGACTTGCTTTTCTTCGCATTACGGCCAACAGCAACACGGCCATTTACAAAACGACCGATCTCCTTGCCCACAGAATCGGTAGTAAGCCAACGAGCAATCTCAGCCGGGTTTTCCCCAGCGATAATTTTCTCGCCAACCTCGCTGTTCTTAAACTGGCGCAACATCTGGGACACGCCTTCAAAATACGCATCGCCATCGGAAGGATTGACAGTCTTGTAATGCTGCATCTTTATTGCCTTGTACACATTGTTTGCTGCGTTATTGCGAAGAGAAAGAGTAGTTTTCGTGGTGTTGTCGGCAGACAAATTCATCCACGCAATATCTGCATACTCAGGGTTGCTGAACGCCTGACGATGAGCAACGCCATCAACATCCGACACGCCGTCCCACACACGCCTCTTCGCTGCACCCTGCTTGCTGAAGTACGCAAAAGCCGCATCGTCGTCAGTGGACAGAAGCATCAATCTTGCCTCTGCCTCGTCAGCCTGCTTTGCCACAAAGGCAATGTCTTTTATAGCCTCGTCAATCTCAGGACCGACCAACTTGTTGACAGCAATATCGTTCTGCAACGAGGAAACAAAAGCCCGCTGCTCGCCGACAAACTGGCCGATCAACTCCTCCTGCTTTGTTCTCCACGCCTGAAACCTCTTTGACCCACCGATAGCGACCTGAGCGACACCAGTACCAGTCGCAGTTGCTGCCTTCTCAAGACGAGCCATCTCCCGCGCATGGGCGCGAGCAACTGCCACGTTCCTCACATTGAATCCAAGTTGCTTACCCGCATACCCCAGCGGAGCAACACTGGACAGATACGCCGATGAGCGGAACAAGCCCTCCGTCACATTTCGCTGCGTGTAGCCCAGACGAAGAAGAACCGCAGGACGCCATAGATCGTTGAAATTGTTGTAGAAGTTCTGAGCATGATTCCACGTCATTGCACTAGCGTTCTGCCGCTGCTGGACCAGACGAGAAGCAGGCGACTGTTCCCTCAAGAACATAGTGACTGCTTTGTCTATCTCCCTGAAATTAAGCATGTACGTTCCCTGCATCAACTGCGATTCGATGTAGGGAGCCTTGTGCTGAATTACTTTCCCGTTTACTTCCTCAATCCAGAACTTATCCTTCTGAATCTGAGTCAGGCTTTCAGTACGAGTCTGCCTAGCCTTCTCAAGCAATCCCTTAGCCTCGGCCTTAGTAAGGCCACGATACATGCCAATATCGTAAGCGATTGCCTTCTCCAATGAATCAATGACCTTAGCCACTGAGTTCTCTGCATCAACCCCAGTACCGACCGTAGCAAGATACCTATTGAACAACTCATCACGGCGAGCAACACCGCCAATAGTGACTACCTGACCATTGACTGTCTTCTGAACACCAGCACCCTTATAAATCTTGAGTCCGTCCAGAACCGCTCTGATCTCTCGCCCCTGCTGAATGTTTCCAGCACCACGAGTCTGTACATAACCAGACTCACGTTCAAATGCCGCATAGCGCCATAGGCGAGTCACGCGATTAGGCAGGCCAGCCTCATAGAAATCCGTGTACTTCCACGGAGCAGCAGGGGTAGTACGCGCCTGCTCAGAAGCCATCGCACGAGACTGACGGCTACGCTCAACAGCACGACCAAACGCCGTAGGAGCAGCAAAACCCTTGTTCAGATTAGCCAGCGAACTGGCCTTTTCCTCATCAATAGCCTTCTTAAGGAACCTATCCCTCGCAATTAACTTGTCCCGAGACTCTCGTGCTATACGAACCTCGTCCGCTGTAGATGGTTTAATAGCAGGATTCCTCGTGCGAAAACTTGTTACATCATTCAAGTTGGTTTCTGCATCATTGAACCTCTTGAACAAGTCATCAACGTAGCCCTTATCGGTAATATTGCCGGCCTGAAACTCTCGGTCAGCAGTAAGGTAATCGTCATACGCCTTCTTGGACCGTTCCTGAGCCTTGTCAATTACCTTGGCCGCCTCTTTTGGATTGAACCGAAGGCGTGCCTCAATCAAGTCACGGTTAGCAGTGGAAACAGCAGTCGCAATATCCGCACGGCGGTTCATCAGGAAGTCGCGAGCCTGCACATCCCCATATGTGTACTTCAGAATCGCCGCTGCTTCATCAACATCGTCTGCCGCAGAGAACGCATACGCCAATGAGTCACGTGCAGAACTGTTCTTGATGACTGGATGCTCATAAATCTGGGCGCTAGTAGTCACTCTTTTGCCAGTAACTGGGTCTTTCCTCATCACCCATGAAAGGAACTCGCCAAGTGAGGATTCAGGAGCCTTCTGCGTGTTTAGGTTTATAACATCCGTATCAATTTCTTTGACGATATTGTCAAGTTGATCCTTTGAAACTACTTGCCGGTCAACGTATTTGATCCGAGCGACTTTAAGCAGTTTCCCTCCGAAGATAAGTGGATCGGCAAACAGGGTGAAAATAGTGTCAGGAATGCCTGAAGCATATTTGCCATAAGCGTCTTCCTCGAATGCCTTGCGCCTAGCCTCAACATCCTTGATATCGAAATCTTTCTTGGCAAATTCCGCACCAGTCAAAGCACCAGTAGTACCACCAAGGCCAAGGGGATTAGTTATTGCAGAGTAGATAGCGCCAAGAGGGCCATATTCGTTCGTCAGCCTTGCGTTCGCAGTAGCAGCGGCCTGACCTACAGATATTTCCCCGGAAGTATCCCAGTCGAACGTTTCCAAGCCACCCGGTGCAGCCGACTGTGCCCACGATCCAGCCTGATTGATAGTGTCATACATCCAGCCGAAAGCATTCAGGCCAGCATCAAACACGCTCTCGCCAAAGACTTCTTTCTCAGCATCCTTGGAATCAAATAGATTGCCAAGAAAGTCCTTAGCCGTGTCAAGAGCGCCCTTATTATCCTCTTCGACGTTCTTCTGAAACGTATTCGGATCAGCGAGGTACTTGGCATTTGCTGCCTGCTCTTCCGCACTGATCAAGCCAACGGCATTGACGCCATTCGGGGGGTTCCCGGTAGCGGCGATGCTCTGCTGCGGTGAAGCAGCCTCATTCATGTTCTTGATGTTGAACTTCGGCAAGCCAGACGTGTCAATAGCCATCGTCTTCTTGCGATCTTCAGGGCTGATAATTGGCTGCCCGCGAAGAACCTTGAAACCACCAAGACGATTCATCGACTCAGGACCAGCAATAGGTGCCCAGCCCAGCGGACCTAACTCCTCAAGAGTCTTCTTAGTTTTTGTCATAGTCAGCAAAGTCCTTCATAGAAATGTTCGTCAAGTCCTTGATGAAATCATTCCTTACATCATCGCTAGGCCACGGAATCATCGATAAATGCATGATGATTGGGGCATTCTCAACTCCAAGAGCATCAGTAAAAGCAGCCAGATTCTTGATAAACACTATGCCCCCCTGATGTAGCGGATAAGCGTCCTCACGCTATTTGGAGTCTCTGGATCATCACCCACAGGATCAAGAAGAGGCAGCCACTTCTTCAACGCCTGAGTCTCCGCTACACGCGGATCATTGTTCAATGCCTCAGGACCACGCCCCGCCCCATACGCAAGGCCGTCAGTGACCGGCTGCTCAGGATTATTCGTCGGATCAAGAAGATTCGGGGTGTCCTCAGGAGCGGCAACAACCGCAGGTTGAGAAGGAGCAGGAGTCATCCCGCCAGCAGCAGCAGAAGCACCGGCATTCGCATAATCGGATGTCATGTCAGTCCGGTTCGCGTACGCCTTACCCGGCGTACCCTGACGTTTTCCACCACGAGGCATTAGACCGCTCCTCTCTCAACGCCGCGCATAGGCTGCACAGTCATCGCAGGACGCCTGAGCGACCCGAGAAGATCGCCAAGGCTTGCCATGCCCGGCCCGACACCCGGAATTGGAGACTGCGGCTGAGCGCCAGCCATTGCACCGACAGTCGCATCGGCAGCAGCCATGTCAGGAGTCGTCGGCCCGCCAGCATCCGGTCCCGCCGCTGCCTCCTGCTGAGCCTTCTGCTCCTTCAGCGCATCCTCAGTCACCTTGTTCAACGCTTCCGCAAGTTCCATCTTGTCGTTCGACACCAACTGCATGATCTTCGACAGAGTCAACGGAGGGATCGCGCCACTGGAAGCCTGCTGCTGCAAACCGGACATCAACGCCTGCTCAAGCCCCTCAGCGATAATCGCGTCATGCTCCATCTCAGGATTGTCGATATACGGGTCAAGAGTGGCAGCAGTCTTCTTTGACATGATGCCAAGGCCGACACGCTGGCCGATACCGATGATGAGCGAGTTAATGTCCGTACCAGACGCCGGGTACGAAACCACATGCTCGTCTGTCTCAAACGTCTCATTAGCAATGTACGTCACCGGCCTATTCGAGTTGCCCGTACCGACATAGATGGTCCGCGAGTTATCGCCATCCCACGCCTTCGCAAGGCCAATCGCTACCTCGTTCTCCTCCTCAAGCGAGTAGGCAAACGTTTCCTGCGCCTCAGCCACGGGGTAGTCAATAACAGCGGATAGAACAGCGTCACCTCGGCGACCTGTACGGATACCAGAAGAGGACTCTCCCCCGAACTCAGCGGGGATACCAGCAGTAACCCGCTGGTTCCTCTCCAGCCTGTCGATAGTGGGGTTAGTGAGATACCCCGGTTGCGACTGAATGTCCCTGATGTCCCCGCCAGCAATGATGTTGACCATCCCTGTACGACCATCATGGGGTCCGTCAAGGAAACGGCCAATCTCACCCTGACGACTAACCAGATAGGTATCGGGGAAGATTCCCTTTTCAACGGCAATAACCTCCAGAGCCATCAACTTTGCCTGCTGGTAGTACATGCCAATCATGTTGTCGAACTGGCCCGCAGCAGTGTCAAGAGTGATCCGCATCGGCACGATCACCGGGCACTCATCACCCAAGTTTGCGTACCGCTCCAGTGTCACGCCCCGCATCGACTGACCTGTCAGGTCGACTTCGTAATTGTTGGAGTATCCCTCTATCGTCTTGTACCCGGCGGCGACCAGTTGAGTGACATCCCTGTCGATGTACTCAATGAGGAGGACGCTTGCGTCATTCGGCATGTCATTGCGGCCAGTGAGACCATATAGCGCCTCGCCGTAGCCCTTGTTCCGCAACCAGCCCAGTGAACGACGGTACGCGAAGATGCAGTCAGTCGGCGTGACCTTTCCGGGGATCACGTCAGTGGACGGGTACGTCTCAAGGGGATGCCGAATCTGCCACATCGGCATGTGTTCCTTCGCATCCCAGCGGACCACGACGGGAGACATCCCATACGCAATCAAGTGACGGCCACGCTGCTTCATCTTCAACGGCACCCGGTCGTTCTGCCACCAGCCGGTAATGACACGGCCAGCGGTCATCGCATTCCGGTCATACTTCCGCACGCCCGGCTTCATGCTGGAGAAGTTCACCGACGGAATCACCGAAGTGATACGGCCAGCCATCTGATCGACGCCAGCGGCAAGCAGGTTCGGGGTAGACGGCATCGCGTTCTGCTCCATGTCGGGCAGCGGAACCTCCATCGTCCCGTTGTAGATCGACTGGATCATCCTCATGCGCGAATGCAGCGGCCCATAGAAATTCAGGCGCTGCTTGTACAAGGAAATGATCTGGTCTTCGCTCATCATGCGATACCCCTTCGGGCGCTTGACATCCAACTTGGCCTATTCAACTGATATAAACCTTCCCTACGCGGAGTGTAATGGTTCTCTACAGCCAATTTGCCAAACCACGTAGACATGATCAAGTCAGTCGTGTCGTAATCAGGATAGCGCGTAGCCTCATCGATCAAGTTCTGGCAGCGCATACGCGACGACATGTCGCCCCAAGGAATCCTCACCATTCCCTGACGAAACAAGTCGCCAATCGACTCAAGCCCATACTTAGGGTCCTGCTTGTTGATAGAAGTCGTATGAGGAACGAACACGACGCCAGTCATCGCAGCCCACTTCTGCACATGCGGCTGGGACAACAACCACCTCTGCGCAGCGTTCACCTCAACCACGACATGACTGATCGGAATGCCAAGGTCATTCGACTCATGCCACAACTCGTGGATCAGCCCGGACCAGTCAAACGTGTTCAGGTCCAGCGACAGGAACTGCTCAGGGTTCATGCGGCGCTTATGCAGATCGATGATGTAACGGTTCCCCGAATCAGGGTCGTACAGCCACCAGATGATCCCCCACCACTCAGTAGGGGAAGGATCGACAGTGATGAACGACCATCCGTTGCCGTGCAGCAAGTTCACCGGAGGGTCAAGGAACACCCTCTCCCGATCCAGACATCCCGGCGCAGGGTAACCCTCAGCGTCGGAACCACCAGTGATCCACGCAGGATCGACAAGCCCACCGATGACATCGCCGTCCTCCTGCTGATACATGATGGAGAAAGAACGCGGGTTGTTATGCCTGAGAGTCTCAAGGTGCTTCCAAGACAGCCTGTGCGGATCAAGCAGGCAGCCCTTCGGCCACGGCTCGACATCATCATGCTCACCCGTGCACAACTCGTCATCATGCGCCTTGTACACCACATGCCGGTACTTCGACTGCTCATCAAGCGTCTGCTTATCCAAGCAATACCTGTACAGGTCATCGTGCTGAATCCGCTGACCCTGAAGAAGCAGCGTCCCGCCCGGCTCAAGACGAGTCTCAGCCTCAGCATCCCACCACTCCCGAATCAAGTCCTTCGACTCGGCAGTCTTCGTGTTCTTCCGATCCACGAGATCATCCCACAGCACAAAATCGAAACGTCCACCAAGAAAACCAGAATCCTGACCCCAAGCAGAAGCAGTCGGCTCCTTATCGTCAAGTTGCACCCCATCAAGTTGCCGCACCACAAGAGCCTCAGCACGCCACAAATCCGTACGCCCCTCAGGCTTGAACGCACCGAAATCATCCTGCAAGCACGCATCAGCATCAAACGCAAGACCACGCGCCAAAGAATCCGCATCAGCCCTCAACGGGGCATCCCGCTCAAGGCTCCTCTTAATCCGGCCCACATACATACGAGCCTGACGCTCAGTACGAGAACCAATCATGATCCTGATACGACGATCCCTAGCAATCAACCAACACGGAATATCATGCGTAAACAACGTCGACTTACCAGAACCCGGCGGCTCATTCATCACCACATACTCACGATCACGCGACTCAACAGACCGCAACACCTCATACGCGGCACGCTCCTGCCAAGGAGTCGACTTACGGCCAAAATACCGCAACCGAAAAAACGTGAAATCATCCAACGCACGCTGAGCCTCCGCACACAACGGCTGACCCACAAGATTCCCGGCAACAACACTCACACCAAGAACAGACGCAGCCTCCAACCCCCCAGACCCCGGATCACCACGCTCAAACCTATACGCCGTCGAAGCAGACAAACGCGCCCGACGAGCAGCAGCCTCAACCGCCACCCCCTCATTACGAGCAGCAAAATACTTCCCCCACCGATCAACCTCAACCTGCTTCACACCCACACCATACAACCCACACCCACACACCCGCCCCAAATTAGTACCGACATACCCCCAAATTAGTAACGATATAGCCCCAATTAGTACCGGCATAGGACCATGACAGGAACCACACCACAACCTCAGTATAGGGGGGGGTGGGGGGGCCATTGGGCAGCCCCCCGGTCATAGGTTTTGGTCCCTGCCGGGTACAGAAATAGGTGAAGCACAATTCAGGTAACTGAAGTGGGTGTGTTTGGTGTGTGTGGGTTCGACGTGGGGGGGGGTCCTTGTCTCGTGTGTATGGGTTTAGTGTTCCCTTGTGTATTTGTCGCTATGGGCGAACGTGGCCCGTCTCTTTCCACCCATCTGGGGGGTAACCGTGAGGGGAAGGAAGACACAACGGCATAGGACTAGACACAAGCAACGGCATGCCGTATATTTCTCATATGGGGCAGCGCAGGGCAGCCCCACGGATACCCCCCGGGGTATCTTCACAGAATGGGGATTCACAATGAGCAAGCGCACAACAGGCGTAACGAACTTTCGCACTATCGTCGCTGCTGATTCAGTGTTGGCAGACGTTGTAACGGCGCGCGAGACGTTCGCTGAATGGATCGCAAAGTGGGCAGACAAGTACGGTCCCCACATTGGGGAAGGCAAGCCCGCCAGCGGCACACCTCACAAAGAATTTGCAGACGGTATCAATGCGGCATGCTCGGAGTCCGGAAAGAGCGCGAAGGCTACCGAGCACATTCGGTCGCGTGTCGGTCGCACGTTGCGCGTCATCGCTGCCGCTCCCAAGGGTTCGGAAGAAACAGATGCGGCATTTCATGCCCGCATCCTGTCGGCACGTACTTGGGTTACGACAGCATCCGCGGAAGAGATCACTAAGCGGATCGCAGGCGTTACCCCACGTGCCACACGGCCGAACACACCCAAGACACCCAAGACACCCAAGACACCCAAGACACCGGAGACACCGGAGACACCGGACGCGCCAGTCCTTACGGTTACCGACACGCACAATGGGCTTATGGCATCCCTCACGCTCCATATGGATACCCTTGCCAAGCATCACGCCGCAGGGGGGACGGTTACCAAAGCCATGGTTACGGCAGAGCAGACTAAAATAGCGGTGCTACTTTCGTTCTACGCTCCGGCCACCGACGCGCCCAAGGTTGACGCGCCCAAGGTGACGCGCAGGGCGAAGACTGCCTAGCCCGACCAGCCCCCCCGCCCCCCGCCCCGAAAGGGGCGGGGGGCATTTTTTTGCGCCCGGCCAACCCGGCGCGGCTAACGCCGCCCGGACGTTACTGCTACGTGGGGACGCGGCTAACACGCGACGTCTGTGGATTAGTTGCGATGGGATGCCTTCCATCTACTGTCGGAAGCTTTCGTTGTCGCTGTGGCTGGGGTGGGCTGTTTTCCCCCCATGTGGGGGGTTTCGTGGGGTTGCGTGTGCGTGCCCCACCCTCGAGATACCTATGGACATAGGGTGCGTAATACGGTAGAGTAGTTCTTGCAAGTAAGGCACGGCCCGAAAATTACCCCCCATCTGGGGGGTAATCGAATCCAAGCCCAACGAGAGGCAAAGATCATGTTCATAGAAATCTGCGGTAACTGCTCACTCTCCAACGCAGGCTACAGCGCACACGAAATCGGTTACGACTTCTACGCCGAGTATCAGCCCCTAGCAATGTTCAACCCGACCGACTGCGACACGTTCTACACCCGTAGCAGCGAAGCCAAGCGATGGATCATCACTGGCGTGGACTGCGCTGGCAACGATTACGACCCGCTACTTTCGATCGGATGTGAGGGACATTTCTCTGGCGCTTCCTGCGACGGCTGCGGTGACCCTCTCGCCGGGGATCGCTACTGCTACACCGCTACCCGTGTCGGCGCAAGAGTGGAGGCGTGATCATGGGTTACATCTGCATCGTACGTGAGTGTGTCGTATGCCATGAGGGAACCATGGTCGCTGATGAAGACAGCGTTGGCATATGTAGTGCTTGCACCCCGCATGTGTGCGTCCCGGAACTGCCGGGAGACGACTACTGCGATCTTTGTGGCAATGTCATTCCCTCTACCAGACAGGAGTATCCCGTGAATACCGTATCAACGTTCAATGGTTGGACTAACTATGAGACATGGGCAATATCGGCCATGATGAACAATGACTATCTTTGCTATAAGGCTATGTGTGCATTTATGTCTACCTTTGTTGAGGATGGGCGCACTAGCCCATACATTGCATTCATTAAGCATCGTCACATGTCTGCATCTCGTGTCGGTATGCATTACTCGGATAGGTTCACTTACGTCACGCGCAAGGCTGATCGTGCGGAACTTGACGAAATGATGCGCGAGATCGCTGCAACCTACCAACCCTAAACCCCCATATGGGGGAATGCCGACCACACTATCTAAGGAGATCTAATGAACACGTTTCAGGTTATCGCAGCATTCTTGGCTATCCCGCTCACCCTTTGCGGCCTAATGGTGCTGTTTCAGGAGTTGCTCAACCGTTCCGACGACCGATACTTCCAACGGCGGGCCGACAAGGCCCGTCACCCCTCTATGCGTATGCGCAGCGACGTGCGCGTGCTCCATTTGACCGTCGATGACTTCAATGGCTGCGAGGACTGCTTCGCTGGCATTCATGGAGTGAAAGAGGCTAACGGGCGCTGCCTATGCTGTTCGTTCGTGCTTCCCAATTCGTATGCGGGGCCGTGCTGACGCGGCGGGGGGAGCGCCTGATCGGGGCGCTCCTCTCTGTCGCTGCTGTTGTCGCGTTGCTGGCGGTGTTCGGTGTGGCCGGTTGGATTGAGGGAGGGATGTAGACTATTGACATAGGTATCGATGTAGCGTAATATAGTTCTATCGGGAAAAGTTATGACCCGACAGTTTCCCCCCACTTGGGGGGTAAATGAGTCCAAACCCTAGAGAGGCAACGACCATGATTATCGTGAACCAACAGAGCGACGTAAAGCCGTTCTTCCGAGCCATACCAGTAACTGAAGGCAACATCGAAGGGCTTGACGGCGCAGAACTCAACATCCACATGAGCGGAAGTAATCACGCCTACATGACCCTCGATCAGGCAATCAACTTCCGCGATGTACTCAATGACGGCATCGCACTCGCCAAGGCAGCCCGTGAGAAGCGTTACCTCAAGGCTG